TAAGTTTCTGGAGCTCCCATTTAGTCTTAGTGATCCATTTCCAGTAATATCTCCAGTCTTGAACACTGTCAGGGAAATACGGGTCATATCCGAACATCAAAGGGTTGATTACAGCTGGCTCCATGATCTTTCTTTTCTTGTTAAACCTCAGAGTCTCTAGGTAACCACGTCCAAAGAAAAGAGTGTCCCAGTCCCAGTCGTAGTCGAGCTTAGCCTTATTCATTTCAAGGTAGTCTGACTGAGCCAAGATGTTGTAAGAGTTCAATTGCTCTTGGAGTATGCCTTGTGAAGGCAAGAATTTAACCTGCATCTTGTCATCGTAAAGAGATGAAAGAAGGCGGTTAAACAACGTTAAAAGCAATGTAGAAGCTATATTTTGGTCTGAACGATTAAGATTGTTGAGTAGCACCAATTGCTGCACCTGCCTTCTTTTGCGGTCTTGCAAGAAGTCAAATGCTTCTTGGTAACTATTTCTAATGTCCGCTGGTGTCATTTTGATTAGTTATTTGTGCTGATAGGTTACGTGGTTTGTCAGCAAATACCGTGCTAAGACGTGCTTCACAGGGTACGAATATATGATACAAACCGTTCTTCACATTTATTATAACTCGTGGTGGAACCTCGTCTAGTGGTCTAAGCCCATCGGCCCATAAAACTGTTTGTATCTGTCGAGCATGATGGTTAAAGAGTTCTTGGTTATCAACAGGCATACCCTTAAAAAATTCAGGATTCATTTGAAAATTAAAAGCTCTGATAACTACAGTCTTACCAGTTTGGGGGTCAATTAAAGGAGTAGTAGGAGTACTTAAATCAGCTGCATAATCATATTTAGTATCTTCAAATACCTGTATGCCGTCACCTCCCCTAAAATTATTTAAATCGCCTTCTACATTAACGTCCATCCCAGATAACTTTGGTGTGATCATAGAAATTGCCTCCCATTTTGACCAAGCGGGAGTTTTTAATTTGTTGCTCTGCTACGACTTGTGTTAATACCGCTGCATCAACAACGTTAGGAGACATTATACCTTCTCTAAAGAGTTCTTCTTTCGGTTGGATAATAATCTTACCATCCTTGTTCTTATACTTGACATATTCGAACTCATTCCACCCTGTATTATACAACAATCTACCACCTGACAATAGCCATTTACGTTGACGCCAGTACCATTCAGCTTTCAAGTTAGCGAATTGAGGATCTTCAGACTTCTCACCGAACGAGACACCTCGCACGGGATAATCCATCTCTTTAAGCCGATCATAGACACCTTGGCCTATACCTGTTCTGTCGGTGGTAATGAAATCTGCCTTGTATTGTCTATACTTTTCAACAATCACTCCTACGAGATCCATCGTGTTTTGAAGCTTCTGGTTAAAGAGTACTTCTTGTAAATTACCGGATTTTAATACGATAGCCGAATTGTCACCACCAGCAGCAGGGTCAACTCCCATAATTCGATAACCAGCGTGTTCACCATTATGTACTATAGACGCTTGCAGCTCACGGTCGGTTACGAGACGTATGTAACCTTTTTCATCGATACCTTCGTCAAAAGCATCCCAATTACCTTCCAGATAGGCTTTACGTTGATTCTCTGGTAAAGATTCCAGAGATTTGTAATACTCTTGCGGAAGATGAGGGTTATCCGTAGGCAAAGCTGGTACATACACGAATTCATACTGCTCTTGTTCTTCTGGTGGGAACATGCGTTTAACCCATAGATTCTTGACCCAAGCTTCTCCCAGAGGGTTACAACCAGCTATAAACTTCGTATCTTTTATACCAGGCCATCTAAGGCGAGACCTCAACTGATCGAATGTAGTCTTAGGGTTACGATTTACTTCATCAATAGCTTCTAAGGCGAATTCAACAGAAAGATACTTAGCAGGATCATCTAAGTTACGAAAAGCTATAATCCCAGAGCCCCATTTCTTAGCTAAGGTAAATTCACGTTTGCTTTCGTTATACCTACCTAACCATTCAGGGAACTCGAACTTAATCTTAGTAAGATGACGGTCGTTTAAAGATGGATAGTCTTCACAGAAGATACCAGCTCGTATCCCCTCGATTTGGTAACGATTATAGTAATCCATTAAAAACCAAACCGTAGACCATCTAATCCAGTAGGACTTACCAGAACCTACAGAACCCCCAAAGAGTGTAAACTTAAATCTTTTAGCTGCATTTAAAGCTTCTTGCTGTTTAGGAAAGAATTTCGCAAGCTCACTGAATTTAAGTGCTTCATTCATCTAAGCGGATAAAGCTAGGCCCAGTTACTGTAACGTCTGATTCTGTTTCCTGCTTAGGATTACCTTCGGCCATTCTCCATACAATCTCCTTTGGCAAAGAAGCTAACCATGCATCCTTTTCTTCATCAGTTAATTTTGTAAGATATTCCCGAGCAAATTCCTTAAGAGTTTTACCAACAGGGCGACCTTTGAGATTACCACTAAAACCAGCTTTCCAGCGACCTGACTCATCCCTGCTGGATTCCTGATTATCAGGTTTTTTGGTTTTCCTAGTCATGTTTTAACAAACGCTCGTATTTAAACCAATTATCTTTAAGATATTGAGGCCATTCTGATTCATCTGTGCGATAACTAAAGTCTCTGAAAAGGAAATCTGTATTATTGGCGATGTTGCTGGCAAGCTGATCAAGTACTCGAGGATGTGCATAGGAATCTTCAGTATATGAGTCGAGGAGTTTCTTTTTAACTTTCTCTGCTCCACCCATCGAGGTGAAATGCCAGCCGTATTCTTTTTCCGTTTTGGGTAAGTCATTAGTTCGTAAGTGATTAAGACATTTATCTTTAATGTCTTTATATTGTGCGACTATAGTGCCCCAGAACTCTTCATTTGATCTATTATTTAGATAATAGCTATAAACCTTTAACTTAAGCTTGCTAGGGCCTTCTATAGTCATTGTAGGATCCCATATCTCATCGACATCACCTATGTAGACTATATCATCGTCTTCTAAGTCAAAGAGTATGTCCTTTATGGCCTCCTTTTGGCAGAACTCTTGCTTCCAATGAGCTGGGCCGTTTTTAGGTACGTTAGGACTAATTTCAGCCAATGCTTCGTAACGTTTATAATCCAGCTTTCTGAGGTAAGCATATTCTATTTTATTAGTGAACTGAGAAAGTTCTTTATGCCAGTCTTGGATAAAACGTTTGTGCTTTGGTTTACCACTGAATGTTTCATCAAATTCTACTACAACAAACTTATCTACGTAATTTGATAATATATTAAGTCTTATGTCAAATAATTCCTTCTCTCCATTGTAAGTAATTATATCATAAATCATGCTTTTTTGAAGTTAGTATCTTTATCATTCCATATCGTATAAAGTCCTCTCTCAATAATCTGAGCTTCACCTGGATATACGGCCCAATTAATATAACTTAAAAGCTTCATATAGAAATCTACAGGGTGTTTATGGATGTTTTCTTTAGTAAGGATATAGTTCGAGCCGGGAGCGAAAGGTATATATTGAAGCTTATCTATACCCAAATATTCCATAACTTCTATAGGATTGTATTTGCAAGGATGCTGAGCCAAATACCAGCCATTGTTAATCTCGTAATAAATACCGTCTTTGTAAAAACAAACATCTTTGCCATCATCTCCTTTGTATGTCCTATGATTGTTAGTTAAAAGTGGAGTGAAGACTTTATTATCTTTTACCTTATCGAATTCTTCTTTAGTGATGTACTTAAAGAGATTAGCTTTAGTGTAGATGCATACATCAGGCAAGTTATTGTAATTCCAAATAATAAAATTAAGCTTATCCATAATATCTGTACCAATATTGGCTACGATATTAGAGCCTGGAAAAGGCTGATCACTTCTATCATAAAGGATCATGCTTGGAGCATATTCACTAACCCATCCTATATCCTGATTATACCGAGAAACCATGAAATTTAGAGTATTGGTAGTATTTGGAGTATTGGACATATTATATATACTTAAAACGCTTGTAATAATTCTGCGGCAGGCTCCAGACTTTAGTATTTCTACGTCCCCAATAGCGTGGTGCTATCGTAAGTCCTTTATTTAGCCAACGAGGGAGTATAAAGAATGAAGAGTTAGCTATAATTGCGTACTTTGCGTAACGCATACTTCTCCAGTTAAGACCAATATCGTGGATTACCTTAAACTCAGGGAAACACTTTTTAGCTAGGTTTTCGTCATCTGTATGTACTTCAAACCTCATATTTGGGTTAATCTTTCTCATCTCAGTTATAGCTTCGTCGTAGTAATCTTTGGTTAGGAAAAGATCTGGATATAATGAGAACTCTCCACCTCTAAAGCCAATGACACAGACATTGTTGTCAACATCCAGTTTTTGAGTTGTCAACCAGTTGTCAACCTCGTGTTCTCGGTGTTCCCAATAGCGTTCGTCCTGGAATTCACCATCAATAATCGTATAGTTTTTAATGAAATTAAACTCAGGATCATAGCTTCTAATATCTACCCCATTTTCAACTACTTTTTTCTCATTAAATCTGCGAGTATGACATCCAATACCTCTAATATAGCCTTGGTCATCAAAAGATACCGGTAAGCCCATATCTATATTCATAAAACTCTTTCCCTTAAACCCTTCTTCCTTGCCTGACCCGTCAGGGTTATACAGCATCCCCCAATCAACACCTAAATCAGCCGCCTTAACTCTGGTTGCTACATAGCGATGTAACTGATTCCCTAATCCTGAACCTTGATGAAATATGCCTATAATCATATATATTTATGGCCACCAAAACTCTTAACTGTTTCTGGAACCTGTAATTCGGTGCTAAATCGAGCTGCTATTTCTGGCGGAGCAAACTTAATACCCATTTCTTCTAAGGCTTTACGGTTGTGGACACATAGGAAACCATCTTCATGGGGAAAACCAGTACCGTAATCACTAAACTCTAAACCTAAGCTCGTAGGAGCTCTTAGAAGCTTTCTACTGCGTAAAGAGAAGCCACCATTACCTACTCGTACTTCCTGACCTTCCTTAGTGTAATGAGTTGCTGGTGGCCATGGAGCACCAATATAATCATAATTCAAAAAACCTTCTGTCCATTCTTCTTTGTTAGTAATATAACCATCGTTTTGTACTAATAACACATAATCTGAACCTATATATTGCCATAACTTCATAGCTACGAATTCATTGTAGCCTTTGTAATCCAATTTATCAGTCTTAATGACTTCAATGTCAGGCAGCTCTATATCCTCATGAGTAAAGAGTATGGCACGATTAAAAGGCATTTGAGCCTTACATTTTCTTAATACTTCAATAGTTTCTGGGACTTTAGTGCAGGCGACTGCTACTAGATCAATAGTTGGTATAGCTACAGCCCATGAAGTGTCAGGAGAAACAGTAATTTTTTGTGGATCAAAACCTTCTTCTTCGACTAATATTTTAGCAATATGTGGGAGCACAAAATCGTGACCCGAGAGAATACCACCTCGTTTCAATTTAGGTCTCCAAGTTCGTATATCCTCTCGTACACTGTCTTCGTCATGCTCAGCATCAATATATACTGCATCTAGTGAACCATCAGCAAAGTCTTTTGCTGCTTCTACACTAGTCTTTCTGATTTTTATGATATTAGGTACGTCTTTAGTACGAGCTATAAACATACGTTCCGCTTCTACAAACATCTGATCATGTTCGGGTATCCTACCAGTCTCAGGTACCTTATAGTCGTAGCAATCAACACTATATACTGTATCTACAAACTTCGAGAACAAAAGTGTCGAAATGCCTTCTAAAGAACCCACTTCCACCATTTTAAAATTAGGTTTAAAAAACTGAGTTACTAATGCATGTAGCCCTAAAACACTATTTTGTTCAGTAAGAGCGATCCTACCCATGCGTGGTGTTGCAAATAATGATGTTAAATCCATGTTTTTATGTTATTTCCAATAACTATATATATCTTTATTAATTTCGTATTCCATCTTCTTTACTTCTCTACGAGGCTGGTCTTTAGCCCACGCAAACATTTCTCTGATAGTCCCCTTGAGGTCAGTAGCGTCCTTAAAGCCTAAGACTTGCTCAGCTTTATCATGGTTACAGTAGGCGTACTTCGCCTCTCCTTTACGCTGTTCTACGTGTTCGATCTTAGTTTCATAGCCGAACTCTTTGGCTACATCTACCACATACTGGGCTACCTCATTCAATGGATACTGTTGAGTACAACCTAGGTTAAACACTTCGCCTCCATGGTTGAACATGAGCTTTTCAAACGGCTCCAAACAGAAAGAAATGTCAGAGAAAGCACGCTCCTGCAAACCATCTCCAAAGATGAGAAGGTTCTCGCCATTTAAAGCTCTTCGGATCCATATACCGATGACATTGCGATACTTGTCCCAGATGTTCTGTCTAATCCCGATTACGTTATGAGGACGTACGATCGTATAATCAAGTCCGAAATGCTGTTTAGCACACTCTAAATCAAGTTCTATAGCGTACTTCGAGATTCCATAAGGATCGATAGGGTGAGGTATTGTCGTCTCTTTAAAAGGAGGTTCCTGCTCACCGTAAACAGCCATCGAAGACGTGAAGATGATTTTTTTGACCTCGTTTTTAATACATTCGTTAATAACATTCACCGAGGAAAGTACGTTGTTGGAATAGTTAAAGTTTCTGATAAACGGTGACAGACCCTCAGCAGCGTAGGCAGCGAAATGATAAACGTAATCAGGTTTAACTTCTTCGAATATTTCGGCAACCGATTTAGCGTCTTCAAGATTACAGGCGTAAAAGTGACAGCCTTGAGGTACGTTATCGAAGTACCCCCCCGAAAGATTATCAATGCCATGGACTTCATAGCCCTTACCAACGAGGTACTCAGCCATATGAGAGCCTATGAGTCCGGCACAACCTGTGACTAAGACTTTAGTTTTTTCCATAATTTTCATAATATTTTTCAAAAACGTTAATTATATATTTAAGATCTTTTTTGCTTAAAGAAGGATGGCATGAGATCCAAAATGATTGGTTTGTAATAGTATTTGCTTCCTTAAGTTTACCACTAATTCTGTAGTCTTCTGGTGTATAAGCAGGGTGTCTGGTAATGTCTCCGCTGAACAAAGGACGAGTCTCTATCCCATGAGATTCTAGGTGTCTCAGTAGCTGTCCCCTATCCCCTTTCGTGGTAATAGGGTAAGAAAACCAGCAAACATCGGCACCTTGTAGAGAGTAGGGGAGTACTAGGTTACTAAACCTTGATAGATGTTTTGTAAGGTAGTCAAAGTTACTTTTGCGAGCCCTTTTTATCTGTTCAGCCTGTCTAAGCTGTACTCGTCCCATAGCAGCCTGTAACTCCAAGATTTGGAAATTATACCCCACCTTCTCGTAGATAAAACGTGGGTTGTAATCCTCCGGGAGTTTTTTATGCTTCTTATTTTCACTCTTATTTATGTCAGCCTGACGACCCCAATCACGATACATCCTTACTTTGGTCGCAATGTCTTTATCATTAGTAAAAACACCACCCCCAACCCCCATACTAACGATATGAGCTGCATGGAAACTGGTAATTGATACATCACCAAAGCTGCCAATACGTTTACCATGCAGAGTAGAGCCCCAACCGTCACAATTATCTTCGATAACATAGATTTTATTCTTACGATTTTCAACTAATTTCATCAAACTAGGCATATCTACAGGATTTCCTAAAGGATGTATAGCTATGATTGCTCGTGTTTTCTTTGTGATAGCCTTTTTGACTTCAGCTACATCGAAACCGTAAGTTCCTACTTTTGCGTCAACAACAACAGGCACAAGCCCACATTGGAGAATAATATTAAAAATAGTAGGGAAAGTAACTGTCGAGATGATAACCTCCGAACCTTTAGGCAACTCCAAAGCAGATAATGCCAAAAGACCAGCTGAGCTGCCACTATTAGTAAGTACGCCATATTTTACTCCTAAGAAATTAGCGGCTTCTTGGGTAAATAATTTACCCTCTTCGGCCTCTTGCCAATTCCTTGTAAACGTTGATTTTAAAGCGGAGCGAAAGATAGCCGATAGTTCACGCCATCCCGTAACTGCTCCACCGTATTTAATTGATTTATTCATCTTTTTCAGGCTTACGCTTAGTTGCAATGATCCCACCCATAGTGAGAAGACCACAAGCTATCGAAGAAGCCGTCTCTAAAGCTGCTATAAGAACTCCAGCTGGGTCTGTTACCTCTTCATCGAGGAATTCAGCACCGTTCTCTTCTAGCTGCATCCTAGGGGCTTTTAGAGCCTTATTAAACAACTCGGAACTTGTTTGAATTTCACTAAATGTTTTTCCAGCTCCAGCTACAACGCCATCCTTAAAGGCAACCTTTGTGGCATTGACAGCATCTTCCACTTTCATCTTGATAGACTTCTGCTCGTTCTCAGTGTTAGCTCCTACTTTGATAAGTGCAATACCACCTTGAAGACTTGCGATCGTCTTTTCGATTTTATCCTTAGTAAAGTCAGATTTCTCATTCTTAAGCTGAGCCTTGAGAATTTCTACTCTTTCTTTGATTTTGTCTTGATTACCTCCTATGATTGTAGTCTTATCTTTCTTGGCGATGATCTTTTTAGCTTCACCAAAATCTTCCAAAGTACCGCTATCCAATTTCTTAGCCTTAGTATCAAAAATAGTTGCTCCTACAACAGCTGCTATGTTCTTTAGATTTTCTAAGCGTCCATCACCAAAGCCCGGAGCCTCCATAAGCAATGGACTGAATAGACCACGTATCTTATTCATTATCATCTGACCCATAAAATCTTCACTAAAACCATCAGCTATAATCACGAATTCCTTTCTTTGAGCTTTTTCTACAAGATTCTTTAAAAGCGGCACCACATCCATAAAACGCTCAATTTTACCGTTAAAAAGTATGAATGCTGGATCATTGAGTACGACTTCTTCTTTACTTGTATTAATCAAATATGGGGAAGCATAGCCTTTCTCGAGTTCGACACCCTCTACAATTTCTAATTCGGTTGCAGCAGTCTGAGAGTCTTCAATGGCCAAAACGCCATCTTGGCCGATTTTGAAGAGGGTGTCTGCAATAAGCTTGGCGATCAGCTCATTGTTGTACGAATTGTACGCAACTTTAAATAATTCATCAGCAGATTCAATCTTTTTAGCCTTAGCTTTAATATACTCAACCGCTTCTTTCGTAGCCTTTTGTATTTCTTGGACTTCTTTATGATAATTATTGCCTCTAAAGGGACTATCATCATTAAGCAAAGGAGTTGTAAGAGCATTCGTGAGTATCGTAGCTGTAGTCGTGCCGTCGCCAACACGAGAATTGGTTTTTGCAGTAGCCTCTTTGATATATAGAACGACAGCATTCTCAAATTCATTCTGAAGTTCCAGCTCAGCAGCAGCAGCGTGGCCATCATCAGCGGCTTTTATATTAAATTCATTAGTTGCAATTAAAACTTGCTTACCAGCTGGGCCATATGTCGGAGCAATAAGCTCAGTAAATTTTCTAATAGCTTCGGCAATAGTTTTTTTAGTGTTTGATTGTACGATTTTCATATTATTGTATCCATTCAGGGTTTTCTTGTTGCCACTGAATAGTATTTTTAAGACTTTCTTCAAAACTTACCGGTGCTTTCCAGCCTAAAGACTTTAACTTATCGTCGTTGAGGCCATAGTGTGGGTCG